GCTAATCAAGTTCTCACCGCATTTGGTAATGGCTCTTTCTATTTTGCAGATGCGGCAACTGAACTAAAAGAATTGACTGATGTCGATTCAACAGCAACCGCTAATCAAGTTCTCACTGCAGATGGAGCGGGTAATTTTTTCTTTGCAAACAATGATGCTGAAGGAGCATCTACACTAACAGATTTAGGTATTGCTGATGGTGAAGCAGACCAAGTTCTAACAACTGATGGAAATGGTAGTTTCTTCTTTGGTCATACACTTTCTGTTCTAAATCAAGATCTCATCAGTGGTGGAGAAATCACACAACTACGTGATTGTAGAACTGTGATAGACCTCGGAACTGTTGATACTAGATTGGGTTATGCTGCACCAGAAGGAAGTAAAACGGTCTTGCTGGCAAATGATTCTACAATTGTTTCTTCTTCTAGTGTAAGTATAATTAGTGAAGAAAATTCTATAGTTAAACTTAACAATATTCACCTATTGAGTGATGTTAATTTTGATGCTATAGCAAACAATAGTATTTCTGGAAACAAGATTTATGGTGGATTATTAAGTGCAGATACTGCGAATATTGGTAACAATGCGTTTGTTGTGGATAGTAGTGGGAATGTGGGGATTGGACCAGGTTCTCCCGCTGGCAAATTACATACACAATTAGATACTTCATTTAGCTGGGGTGGCATCTGGACTGCTGGGTCTGCGGTTTTTGGAGGTGCAGGGATTTTAGCTGGAGGCATTGGCATTTCATACAATGATACTGATGGCGGTCAAATTGGTGCGATCAAGCCAGCTGTTGCTTGGAAGCCTATAAGATTTAATAGCAGTGAATTAATATTTAATACAGCTGGTGCTACAGAACGAATGCGTATCGACTCCGATGGCCGTGTCACGATGCCGTATCAACCTAGTTTTATAGCGTGGAGGTCTGGCTCAAATCAAAGTTTTGATACTTCAATTTTCGGCTTACAAGTTGTATTTAACTCAACCTACATTAATGTAGGAAATCATTTTAACACATCAACAGGCTTATTCACCGCTCCTGTTGATGGTCTATATTCGTTTTCTGGTTCTGTTTATACAAATGGAAGTATTAGCCAGATGTGGTTAGTTGTTAATGGTAATAGAGCAGATGCTACAGATTATGTTCAACCGTCAAGTGGCATTTTTTGTATGTTAGGAGCAACAACTATTCATCTTATAGCAGGAGATACTGTTGGATTACATCCATATGCGGGGAATGCAACTATAGATATTATACAAAACAACAACCATTCTTGGTTTAAAGGACACCTATTAGGATAATTAAGAAGAAAAGATTATGCCATCAATTACAATTAAGTTAACATACATTCAAAAATATAATTTATTATACATAAGGAAAAATGAAGTTACTGGTAATGCTAATTAATTAAAATATTTAAATAATTATTAATAATAATGGAGAAAATAATGGCAGAAAAATTAACATTGAAAAATACAGTTTTTGAAAACACAAACTTTTTTAAAGCATTGAACAAAGTGATTAGCAATGAAAAAATATCAATTGCCGATGCATACAGAATAAATAAGATCATAAAACAATTTAAGGAATACGAAAAGGAATATCAAGAAGTGAAGGTTCAGGCGCTTCAAAAATACGGAGATGCTGACCCAGAACAAGAAGGATACTACATCATTCCACCAGAAAACAAAGCCGCATTTCAAGCTGAAATTTCAGAAGTGCTGGCAATTGAACATGACTTTGGAATTGACAAACCACAATTTCCAAATGCAATCAAGGAAGGTGTAACAGTTGCCGATATCAATGAACTTGAACTTGTATTTGATTTCTCTAACTTTGAGTAAATAACAAACTAAATGCCAGAAGTTATACGTTTCGCAAAAGGAACAGCATCAGAACATTTGAACTTTACCGGTGAGAATGGTGAAATCACATTGATTTGTGATGATACACCAAATCGTAAAGTTACAGGTGTGATACGTTTGCATGATGGACAAACTGTCGGTGGTATTCCCTTTGGTGGAAGTCAATTGCTCAATGATTTGCATGATGTGAATGCCGCCAACACGATAGAATTTCAAGTGATGACTGTTGATGCAAATGGACAATTTTACTTTGCGAACACCGTTGAGACAATAGCGGATGGAACAATTTCTGGTGATAAGATTTATGGTGGAACAATCTCAACAAGTGCGGCGGTTTTTGAAGGTTCTTCCGCAAATGCAATTGTACGCATCACACAAACAGGTACTGGCAATGGGTTAGTTGTTGAAGATTCAGCAAATCCAGACAGTACGCCTTTTGTTGTGGATGCTAGCGGAAAGGTTGGGATTGGGACGAGTAGTCCTGCTGACCCTTTAGATGTAAGAAGTACTGGTACAGCTTACGGCACTGGCTACATTGTGACTAGAGCAATGGATTCAGCAGGTATCAAAGGCGTATTCTTAGGTTATGACGCTGACGAAAATGGCGGTACTATTGGCGGAGCAAACTTTCTAACGTTTCAAACGTATTACGGAGGATGGGACGAACGAATGCGTATCGACTCCAGTGGGAATGTTGGAATTGGGACGGATTCACCAACCAATAATACTATTTTGCATATAAAAGATACTGACGCACAAATAAAACTTGAATCAACTAATGGCTTAAATGCTGGGTTTATAGACTTTGACGGTAATAGTCTACAATTAAGCACCAATCGTAATATGATCGATGGTGTGTTTTCTAACACAGGAAAGAGTAACGCAGCAATCACACTATACGGAGTATCTGGTGGCTCTCAGATTAAAATGTATACTGCATCAGGCGATAATACTGTTGGCGTAGAAAGACTGAACATTGACTCTAGCGGTACATTTACGATAAAACATAGTAATGGTTCTTCCGTGTTTAGTTTTCAAAATGAAGTATCTTCTGGAGCTTATCTATTTCGTTCATATCAAGAAATACAAACTTTTTATATTCCTGATCCAGCCGTAAATACTTGGTATAGTATAGGACTACCAATGGGAACTTACACTCATTCTGGAGGATTTTTAATTTTAAATCATTCAAGAAATGATGGAGATGCTGGTAATCAAGCAGCTATTTTTTACAATACAGGATCATCTGGGTTATATGCTGGAGCAACTAATACATGGAGTAGATTAAATGGAGCAACTAATTTAGAAGTTCAAACAACATCCTCCGGAATAAATGTCAGGTCAACAGGTGGAATAACAAACGGTACAACAAATAGACCATTTCACGGTATTTACTTAGGAAGTGCGAGATAATATGTATCTACAAATATATTATAAAACTTTAAATAAACTTACAAATTATGGCGAATATCGTCTTTCTGATGATTGGGAAAATGGATATGACAGTATCATATGGTTGGATGTAAATAAAGAATTACCTTCAAAAGAAGTATTCGATGCAGAAGTAGAAATTGTATTAAAAAGTACATGTTTAGAACTCATCAGAGAAAAAAGAAATGAATTATTAAAAGATTCTGATTGGAGAATCAATGACGATTATCCATATGCTGACAAAGAGTTATGGAAAGAATACAGAACAAATTTAAGAGAATTTCCAAATAAAATAGAAAATGGTGATTTACCAACACCTTCTCTAGATGAAAATGGTAATTTAATTAATGTTAATTGGCCAGAGAAACCAGAATAAACCTTTTATTCAAAATATTAAAATTAGAATTCAATAAAAATGTCAAACGGTTTAAGACTTTTACGTGGCACAAGAACACAACATACAGCAAACAGCAGCATTTTCAAAAATGGTGAAATCACCGCTGTTACAACTGCAAATGGTGTTTCCACAGGCGAACTCAGAATTCACAATGAAAACTTTCTTGGTGGAATTCCAGTTGGCAACATGGCGCTCACACAAACCGTGTTGGAAGGTGGAAGAATCACACATCTACGTGAAGCAAGAACCATTGTTGATCTTGGCACAATACAAACCAGAGACATCATTCTTCAAAAAGGAAGAGACCAGATTGTAGTTCCAGCAAACAATGTAGGAATCTACAAGAGTGATGAAATCACACCAATTCTTGAAGAAACCAATGACATAGCCACACTCAAGAACATCACACTTGATTTGAGTGGGCAAACGAATGCAATTCTTGTACCAAAAGGAACAACTGCAGAAAGACCATCCAGTCCTGTCACTGGAATGATAAGATACAACACACAACTTGAACAATATGAACTTTATGATAGTGTTTACGGCTGGGTCAAGATTGGAGATCAACCACCAGAAATCACAAGCATCTCACCAACACACATCAGCACAACTGAAGTTGCCAACACACAATCAATCACTATCACAGGAAATGGATTTGATTCTGGAACATATGTGAGACTTGTGCCCGGAAATGGAAACGCAGACATTGTACCGGTAAGCACAACTCTTGTAAGTGGAACAGAACTTTCTATCACAGTGAACACCAGTGATTTGGATTCTGCAGAAGAACCATATAATGTGCGTGTAGTGAAGGCAAGTGGACTCAGCACAATAGCACAAGATATTTTATATGTTGACAACAAGCCGGTTTGGTCTATAACTCCAAATGAGACAATCAAAACAGTTCATGCAATCTTTAGAAGTGCTGTAAACATTCAATTGCCTACAGCAGTAGACCCAGACGGAGATGTTGTCACCTATGCAGCAACAAATCTTCCAAGTGGACTCACAGCAAATTCAACTACTGGATTGATAAGTGGTAGTTTGGCTGATGTCAGCAGTGATACAACATACAGCCCAACAGTGAAAGCACTTAGCACAGGTTCAGACCCTGGAGCAACTCAGATTGAAACAACAAGAACAGTCAACATTGTGCAGAAAGCTGGGATTGGAAATAGCTTGCGGTTTGATGATGGTAGCTATTTGAGTAGGACTCCTACCACCGCAGGTAATCGTAAGACTTGGACTTGGAGTGGGTGGGTTAAGCGTGGGAATTTAGGAAGCGTTCAAGGGATTTTTGAGGCTAATCACACAAAAGATGACAATACTACTTTAGTATTTGAAACAGCAGATACACTCTTGTTTACTGATAGACCCTCAGATGTCAGAAACATAGATTTAAGGACTACGCAAGTTTTTAGAGATGTTGGTACTTGGTATCATATTGTGGTTGCTGTTGATACAACTCAATCTACTTCAACCAATAGAGTAAAGTTATATGTAAATGGTTCTCAAGTTACATCATTTAGTACATCAAGTTACCCTTCTCCAAGCTATGATACTGCATACTGGAACAACACAAACAGTCATAGGATAGGTTATCAGCAGGGTAACTCTTCAAATTACTTTGAAGGCTACCAAGCAAACATCCACTTCATAGACGGACAAGCATTGTCTGCCAGCGATTTTGGAGAATCTGTAAATGGTATTTGGGTACCGAAAACATATTTGGGTACTTATGGAACAAACGGATTTTGGTTACGATTTGATGATAGTTCTCAGATTGGTAAAGACAGTAGTGGACGTGGCAATCACTGGACAGCAATTTAAAAGGAGTAAATAATGGCTTTTTCCGCAGAAGATATTGTGCCCGACAGTCCAACGAATAATTTTTGTACGTTGAATGCTTTATATGAAGGAGAAGGAGGAGGGTCAGGTACTTTGTCTGAAGGTAATTTAAAATGGGCAACTACCAGTGGTCATAGAAGAGCGGTGGCTAACATCGCACATGGTTCAAAATTTTATGTAGAATATGTTTGTAATGCAAATGGTGGGCCTAATAATGTACATATGTTGGGATTTGTTCAAATTAGTAATCCTACTGGAACTGTAAATAGCATGGATTTATATTTTAATAATTATACAAATGGGTCCCATACAAATAGAGTAAATGGCTCTAATACTACTGTGGTGGTTCCAGCTGAATATGTTTATACAGGTGATGTAATTGGATTATGTATTGACCCTGAAACTGGTTATGGATGGTATTCTATAAATGGAGATTGGAAACAAAACGGTAATCCAAGCACAGGAACAAATCCTGTATTTGTAAATATTCCTTCTAAAGATTGGACAGTTTATAATTATAATGCTAACAACACAGGTACTTACAACTTCGGCCAAGACCCCACCTTTGCTGGAAGCAAATCCCCAAGCACCACCTACACTGACGCTAACGGAATTGGCGCATTCTATTACCAACCGCCAACTGGCGCACTCGCACTTTGTACTGCCAACCTGCCTGACTTTACCCCAACCGTTGTTAATGATACTCCGCAGGATTACTTCAAGACTGTGTTGTATACTGGACAGACGGCAGATTCTACATTTGTTGATAATGGTGATAACACTTGGTCTAAAACGGGTGTTGGATTTCAGCCAGATTTAATTTGGGCAAAAAGTCGCTCTGCAGCTACGTCACATGCGTTAGCAGACTCAGTTCGTGGTCCTCGAAAAATTCTATCATCAAATAGTACTGCTGATGAATATTCAGAAACATCTGGAAAAACCTTATTAAGTTTTGATTCAGATGGATTTACTGTAGGAATAGATGGGAACTATACAGCATTTACAGCAAGTGGAAGTTCTATTGTCGCATGGTGCTTCCGTGCAGGAGGGCCGCCTAGTGGATCAACATCAACAACTGGATCTGCTAAACGAATAAATACAAGTGGCACACAAGACGATACCAGTTGTAGTGCATTAGCCACTGCAGCTACAAATGCTGGTGCTAGTAATGTAATTACACCTACTTTAATGAGCATCAATCAAGCTGCAGGGTTTAGTATTGTTAAGTATACGGGTACAGGTGATGTTGCTTCTGTTCCACACGGGCTTAGTTCTGCTCCAGAAGTTATTTTGGCGAAAGATCTTGATGCAACACAACAATGGCATTGTGGTTTTACTGAGATAGGATGGGGGAGTCACATTCATTTAGACTTGCCGAATGCTCCAACTGGTTCTTCTGCGTGGAACAGTACCGCTCCTGCTTCTTTTTTCTTTTCATTGGGAGGAAATAGTGGAACTAATGCAAATGGAAATGACTTCATCGCCTACTGCTGGCACAGCGTAGAAGGTTACAGCAAGTTTGGCAGTTACACCGGAAACGGGTCACCCGATGGGCCGTTTGTGTACTGTGGATTCCGTCCTGCGTTTGTGATGGTGAAGAATACTTCTTCGACAGGTAGTTGGACGATTAAAGACACTTCAAGAGATACCTTCAACCCAAGCGGTTACACTCTTTTAGCTGACACTGCTGACGATGATTTTGGCCCCGGAAATACTAACATTGATATACTTTCAAATGGATGGAAGTGTAGAAGTAGTAGCACATATATTAACACAACCAACAACAATTACATCTTTATGGCCTTTGCCGAACAACCATTTAAATACGCTAACGCACGTTAATAGAGAACACTATGCCAGAAATTGTAAAACTTTCTAGAGGCACACATACCGAACATGAAACATTTACCGGTGAAAAAGGTGAAGTTACTCTGATCACTGCAGGTGGTTTAACAGACCAACCAACTGGTGAAGTGCGTGTTCATGATGGATATACTGCTGGTGGAAAAATACTTGTAGCAGCGGCAGCCAATCCATCTACCATTGATTATACGCTAAATATACATGATGGATTTAATCTGGCACTTGTTGGTCCTGTGAACATCGGGGCAAATGGAACAATCAATATTACTGGAAATTTGAACATCATTTAAACATGGCTCAATTATTAATTAAAGGCACAAAAGTAGCTGAAGTAGTTGGTGACACTACCAGTCTCATAGCAAACACATTATATCATCCAAGTGGTACACAAATCATTACAGATGATGATGGAGCAGTAGGACTTACAAATGTGAGTTTGCATAGCATCAATTTTGACAATGTTGCTAACAATTCTATTTCTGGTGATAAGATTCATGGCGGAACAATTAGTGGTTCTTTACTACATACAGATGTAACATTTGCTGATGTAAATAGTTCTATCGCTAATGATTCCATTTCTGGAGATAAGATTCATGGCGGAACAATTAGTGGTTTTCAGAGTACTGGTATTACAGATAATGCAAATAGTACTGCATTAACTATTTCTTCGGACGAGGGTGGTTATCACAATGTTAGTCTGACAAATATACGTAAAATGGAAATGATTGGACCGAACGCATCATTGCATATGCAGGGAACTTCTTCAGGATATGTAGAAGGTTCTGTATGTTTTTTAAATTCACAACCAAGCTCAAGTACTAAAAGGGGCGCAGGTATCTTTTCATATACAGAAGATAATGGCACAAATATAGAATGGTTTTTAGGAAGACCGTATTCAAGTAATGATAATATTGTTTTTGCTAGAAGAGTAATTACTGATCCATCAACTATTTATGGAGAAACTGCACAACTTACTCATGCATTAGTTAAAATAGATAGTGGGGGATTTGTCACAGCAGGAAATACTCAAAGAGAAGGGTATTTCACACCTTCAACTTCTGGAACAACTAAAATTTCCCAATGGTGTAAATTAGCAACTTTACGTCACCGTATGCCGTATATGATGACGATATATATCACTGGTGGTTCTTATTCGCCAGGCAGTAAAACAGTTATATTTCAAAAAAGTTATACTAATAATATTTATGCTACAACACTAGCAACATTTTCCGATGGCTCTATGTTTACTCAAATACGTTCAAATTCCACATCAACAGGTAGTGGTACATATGATTTGGAGGTATATGCGATTAATTTATGGAATTCTAGTGGTGGTGTAAGACAAGGTTTTAACTTTCTAATACAACCATTGCATAATGCTTACAATATTAATAATGACGTTATAATAATAGGCTCTGGTGACAATCCATCATCATTAGGATACTTAGCAACAGTAACAATATAAATTTATATGAATAATGATAGCACATTAAAACATAACATTGATTATGAAAATGAGATTATACTTGAACCGGATTATCAAACTCAAAGAAGAAGCGAATATCCAAACTTAGGCGAACAATTTGATATGTTATTTCATGAAATAGAATCTAATGGTACAATTAATAATACTGGTGAATGGTTTACTAAATTAAAAGAAATTAAACAAAAGTATCCCAAATCAGAATAAACTATGCCAACATTAGAACTCAACGGAAAACCATTTGCAGAACAAACAGGAACAGGGGAACCAGTACTCAAAGGGAATATAAACTTTGAAGGACCTATTCGTATCAACAATCAAGAAGTTCTTTCTGCAAATGGTTCTGGAGTTGCCGTATCTAATCTATCTAAATTAAGTTTGACACCAAGTTCTGCGCCAAGTTCACCAACTCAGGGTGATATTTATTTGGATAGTAGTGATGGTCAATTAAAGATTTATAATGGAACCTTCTGGAAAAATATTACAAGTGGATCTGGAATAGTCGGAACTGGTGGCACTATTACTGAGACAACTGATAGTGGAGTAAATTATAGAGTACATACATTTACAACCAGCGGAACTTTTACAGTCACATCAGGTTCAGGAGAAGTTGAATATCTTATTGTTGCTGGTGGTGGCGGTGGTGGTCACGCAGGTGATCGTGGAGCAGGGGGTGGCGGAGCAGGGGGTTACATATCTAGCTCTACTTCTGTTTCACCCCAACAATATACTATTTTAGTTGGCGGCGGCGGTATTGCTGGTGGTAGTAGTGGTGCAAGTTATACGCAAGGTGGCAATGGTTTTCCTAGTTCAGCATTTAGTCAAACTGCTGTAGGTGGTGGTGGCGCTGGCTCGGAATCAGATAAAGATGGTAAGAGTGGTGGCTCGGGCGGCGGAGCAGGAAGTTCTAGTAGTGCTGGTAATTATGGTTCTCCAACTTCAGGTCAAGGTAACAGAGGCGGTAGCGCATATGCAGGTACCTCTAATGCTTCAGGAGGAGGCGGCGGCGGTGCTGGTGGCTCTGGTCAAGATGCTGGTTCTTACTCCGCAGGTGCTGGCGGTCCTGGTTCTGATTGGCAATCTCTAGGCACTTACTACGCTGGTGGCGGCGGTGGTGCTGGTGGAGGCGGTCAAGGTACAAACCAAGCATCTGGAGGCACTGGTGGCGGTGGTGCTGGTAGCTCTACTAATAGTGTTGCAGCGAGTTCAGGCGCTGTGAATACTGGTGGCGGAGGAGGCGGACACTCATGGAATGGCACCGCAGGTGAGGGCGGCTCTGGTATCGTAATCATTCGTTATCAAATTTAATAGGAATAAATCATGGCTCATTTTGCAAAAGTACAAAACGGCATAGTAACTCAAGTGATTGTAGCCGAACCTGAATTTTTCCAAACATTTGTAGATACAAGTCCGGGTGAATGGATTCAAACTAGCTACAATACCAGAGGTGGAATTCATTACAAGCCAGACACCAATGAACCAAGTGATGATCAATCCAAAGCATTGAGAAAGAATTATGCTGGAACAGGATTCACCTATGACAAAACAAAAGATGCCTTCATTCCACCACAACCATATCCAAGTTGGACACTAAATGAAGAAACCTGTCTCTGGAATTCACCTGTTCCATATCCTGATGATGGTCAGATATATAACTGGAATGAAGAAACACAAACATGGAACTTATTGGAAAATAACTAATGTCAGGAACACTTAGACTCAACGATACAACATTTGCAACAGAGACAAACGGCAACATCACCACAAATGTTTCCGAATTAAAAATCAATGATCAAACTGTGATTGATAGCAACAAATCATTGAATGTTTCTGATGTGAAAGTTGGTGGAAATACGGTCATTGATAGCAATCGAAAAATGACAGGTGTAGATATTGTTCCAACTACAAATTTCACTTTTAGAAACAAGATCATCAATGGTAATCTAAAATCAGCAAGAGTTATCAATCAACGTGGAGCATCTTCTATTGCTCCTGAAGGAGCAACTGGTTACACTTATGACCGATGGTATTATGATGATGGTTCTAAATATTTGTATCAGGGAATAGAAGATTTAAATGTGAACAATGGAACATATGTGATTAGTTGGGTAGGTGATGATTTGATTGCTCATTGGGCATTGGAAGATGATAATGATACTACACCACCTTATACTGCTGGTCCAGATTCTGCTTTAACTTGGAATTCGGTTTCTAAGAATTCTACTTTTACGATTAACGAAAGTCCTGAGCATGGAAAACATCTCTGGATTCGATTTAGTTTAGATACTGGTGGTGATTTTGCGAATTTAGATAAAGTAATGGTGGAAGAAGGCACAGTCGCAACCCCATTTGAGCATCGGCCCTATGGGTTAGAGTTAGCGTTGTGTCAGAGGTATTACCAAAACTTATTGCCAGATCTAGATATGCCTGTAGTAAGAGAGGGCACAAATGATGTGTTGAGACGTGCAACGGTTCCCTTAAAGGTTACTATGCGTTCCTCGCCAACAGCAGTTATTACAAACAATACAGCGTTTGGAACATATTCTGTAGCTTCAACTTCTGTTGACGCCATTAGATGTAGTTGCAGTACGGATACCCCGCCAAGTGTTGCTAGAGTTACTGGATTAACAGCGGATGCGGAGTTATAACAATGAATGAAATGAATATTGAATCAGCAGTTTACTCTGTAGATGACATCTCTGGTGAAAACTCAGGTATCACCGCAGTCATTGACGGTGTAACTATGAGTGTCCCACTAGACCCTGCAAATCGTCACTACGCAGAAATTATGAGTCAAGTGAAAGCAGGAACACTGGTAATTCAACCAGCAGATGAACCAGAACAATCAACGGAAAACTAACACATGGCAAACGGCATCAAGCTTCTTAGAGGAACACTTTTAGAACATATCAACTACACAGATTTTGAAAACGGTGAACTCACCGCAATCACAGATGATGCAGGTGCAAGCACAGGTGAATTGAGAATGCACAATGGAGATGGTAGTGCCGGCAAGCGCATAAATAATACAGAGATACCTGTCAAAGATAGTGCAGGAAATGATGTTATCAGTGAATCAAATGGAACAGTTTCAATCAATGCGTCTAACTATTCAGGTATTGAATACAAAATGGTATCAGGACTTTCACCAACAGTTGCATCAATTGCTTTAGGAGGATGAATCTAAATGGCCGAAGCATTTAAAAGAAATTCAGTTACGGCTCAAACATCACAAACTGCAGTCTTATCAACTGTTGCAGCAAACACACAAGTTGTAATCATAGGATTGCTGGCATCAAACAAAGACATTGATTTGCATGAAATCACTGTTGAAATTCATGATGGTGCAAACACATACAGTTATATCACTGGTGCTCCACTTCCTGTGAACAGTTCACTCGCACTTATAGAAAACAAAATCGTTCTCATGGCTGGAGATAGTTTATTAGTCACTGCAGATGCAAACAATTCAGTAGATGTGGAGATGTCTTGATGGGTTACATTGGTAGATATACAGCACCAAATATTGTTGATTTAGAATCTCCTGTTTCTGTAGATGGTACAACTATCATAGAAAATGGTGTGTTGAAGAATGTAGGAATTGATGGCATCAAACTCAAATCCTCTGGAGATTCGATCACAAAAAGTGATGGGACTACTGCGGTATTGAGTGAATCTTCCGGAACTGTTACAGTTGATGCAGATGTGTCAACCATTGGTAATGCTACAATCTCTGGTGGCAACATTTCTGGAACAGAAATTGATTTAAAAAGTTCTGGAACAACTATTTTTGCTAGTGATGGTACTACTGCGGTTTTGAATGAGAGTGGTGGGTTTGTGAGGTTGAATAATGCAATCATTGATTCAAATAATACTTTCCCAAATGGCAGTATTATACAAACTGCTGCAAAACAAATGAGAAATGGCAGTAGTTATTGGACTGGCACAATATCCTCAAACACCTACGCTGATCCAAATGCTTTAGGTGGTCTTAAATGTGTTTTTACTAGAGATTTTACCTCTGGCTCTACTATTGTTTGGCAGTTATTGGTTTCGCCTGGAAACGGTGTTGCGAATACTTATGGAACAGATATTAGGTTAAAACCGTTTTATAGGAATACTTCTAATAATTGGGCTGCTATTGACTCTGTGGTTTGGCCTACAGATGGACTAAATTTATTAAGTTGTTGTCTTCCAAGTTCATCCATTGGCTCATTGAAAGAAGTGGGGTTCGGTGTTATTTACCACTCTGGTAGTGGGACAATTAGTATAGCTCGGCATTATTCATTTTGTATGGTTTTAGGCTTTGAAATCAAATTCGACACAGACCCATTAGCATAATTAAGCAATGATAAAAACAAGATTTGAAATTTTAGTTGAACTTTATCCAGAAAATAGGTGGATTGTAAATAATGATGGGATTCAAAATTTAGACAATGTTGAAATAGATGAGAATAGAGTTAATGAAATTATTTCTATGGAACCTTTTCGGTTATTGCGACTAGAAAGAACAAGACTTTTAGATCAATCCGATTGGATGGCAGTAGCAGATAGAACAATGACCCAAGCGCAAATTGACTATCGACAAGCACTCAGAGATTTACCAGCAACCGCAGACCCACAACTAGACGAACAAGGCAATCTAACCAACGTAACGTGGCCGACTTATGAGTAATGCACGAACATTAGCAAGCACAATCAATTCCAGCAGTCAAATCGTTGTACCGAGTGGAGGAGTGAATTTTGGAACAGGTACAGATGGGTCTGGGACAGTTACTGGTGGGGTCCTAGATGACTATGAGGAGGGTTCATTTTCTCCTAGTCTAAGCGTTGGTGCTGCAAGTGGTACTGCTAGTGGGAGATATGTGAAAGTTGGAAATTTAGTCAGTATTTTTGTTTATATAGCAGGAATTACAGATATTACCAGTTCTAATGCCTTTCAATTGACACTCCCATTTACAGCAAGTAACGCACTCAATAGTTATAGTGGTTCTTTGATGTGCCGCTATCTTACATATGGTTCATCCAGTAAAGATGTAGTTACCTATATTGATGGAAATACCACAGCTTTAAGAATTTATCTTTTGAATAGTGGGGGTTCTTACACAGGTATTGGGTACAATGACTTTTCTAACACAAATATAGGTCTTAGGCTTAATATCAACCTTTATGTAGATTAATCAATGCTACTAACAAAACAAACCATAATCGACAAAATCGAAATTGTTGGTCAGTACAATCACATTCAAGTTAGAGAAGTAATACAGGAAGTTGCATGACCACCGCAGCAGAATTAGCATCCTACGCCAGTAGCTTTCCCAATTTCCGTAATCGGATTATCAATGGTGCAATGCAAGTGGCACAGAGAGGAACGAGTTTTACATATAATAGCTTTGGTGAAGCAGATTTCTGCGTTGATCGTTTTTGGTTTTATAATGCGGGTAGCGCAACATCTGGAACTATTGAGCAAAGCACTGATGTGCCAAGTGGGGAAGGCTTTGCGTATTCCTTATTCAATAACACAAATGTGCAGATGCCCTCTGGGACAAATGTCGAGTTAACAAAACAAGGGAACGCAGCACCATTTGTCGTTGGTAACAATTACACCTTTTCATTCTGGGTCAAAGGCTCAAGTGCGTCCTCAGGACTTACAGTGAGTATTGGTTGGCGTAACTCCCACGCAAACGGAACTAACGCCACACAAGCTATAGCAGCGTATCCAACATTCGATGTTACGACATCGTGGGAAAGAGTTGTAATACCGTTTACCTTAACCACATCACCCGTGTCCCAAAATAATGTATTGGATTTTGAATACAGTCACCCCGCAGGTGCAAAAATCACCGGAGTCCAGCTTGAAGAAGGCACAGTCGCAACCCCATTTGAGCATCGGCCCTATGGGACAGAGTTGAGTTTGTGTAAAAGATATTTTCAAGAAAAAATACTTTCATCAAGAACTTTTGGCGGTTCTCAATCTAACCACATAAAATGGAGATTTGATTTTGAACATGTAATGCGAAGCGCACCAGATTTAATAGTAAATGCAACATATGTAGCATCATATGCCCCATCTGGAAATGATTTAACTGTTTGGGGAATTGGGGCTAGCTCTGTTATATTGCCTTCATTGTTAGCAATAAGTGGGAATAAACAGTCATTTATTCTATATTTAGATGTACCCAATTCTGGTACAGGTAATATTTATGAACTGGGGTGTAGTGATGGACCTACAGCGACAAATCCTCCATCAGTATTAGCTACTGCTGAATTATAATTATAAAGAGTTATAAATGTATAAATTAATTAATCCAATATTAGGCGAATTAGATTCAACAACAGTTATTCGGTTATCTGATGGAGCATTTATTCCATTCGACCTGGCGAATACAAGTTACCAAGCATATCTTGCTTGGCTAGCAGAAGGCAACGAACCACTTCCAGCAGATGAACCAGAACAACCAACAGAATAAACTATGGGATATCTAGGAAAACAACCAGCTTTGCAAGCTAGTGAATATAGAGAAGAATTTAACATCACTAGCACAACAACAAACATCATCACAAGTGGATTTGTAAGAACAGGTAGTTCAAACTATCTTGAAGTGTATCGCAATGGTGTTCTGCTGGGCAAAGCGGACTACACACTACAGTCTGACTACAAAACAATTGTGCTGACAAATGCTGCGGTTGCTGGTGATATTGTTGTAGTGCTTGGTAGAAGAAATCTAACTCAAGGATTGAAAGTAGCTGAAAGAAGACATGAACATGTGATTCAAAATGGTGAAACAACAGTAACTTTTCCGTTTCCGCTCACTGCAGATATCACAGATGTTTATATCAATGGTGTGAAATTATGGTACGGAGATGGTTCTGGGGACGGCACAAACAGTGACTATGCTATCAATCCAGTGACAAGAGTGATTTCCTTTGGATTGAATCCAAGTGTTGGTGATACAGTTTCTATCGTTTCTAGAGAACCAACTTCAGTAAGTTCTACACCGTTGCCATTGATTGATAGCAATGGTGCAAGTGTGATAAGTGAAAATGGTGGAGTGATTTCATTGTCTGCGGATACGGCAAATGTTGGTAGCAATGCGTTGGTTGTGGATGCTAGTGGTAATGTGTTGGTTGGCAAGACTGCATCTGCTATTGGTACAGCAGGTTTTGAGGCGCTTGCTAGTGGCAACACTTTAGCTACAAGAGACAATGGTGTAGTGATGTCGCTTAACAGGCAAACCTCTGACGGTACTATCTTAGACCTCCGCAAAGACGGCACAACTGTGGGGAATATTGCAGCAAGATCAGGCGACTTATTGATTGGCACAGGTGCTGTTGGCTTGCGCTTTGACGATAATGTTGATGCTTATATACCATTTAATGTTACTACAAGTTTAGGGAGAGATAACGCTATTGACCTTGGTTATTCTACAGTTCGCTTCAATGATGCTTATGTTACTAATGGAGTCACTACTGGTTCGGATGCTAATGAAAAAACTGAGATTACAACTTCAGAATTAGGTCTTGATTTCATTAACAAAATAAATCCAGTTAGCTACAAGTTTATTGGACGTTATCGTACCCATTACGGGATGATTTCCCAAGAAATTGAAACTTTGTTAAGTGATGTTGGCAAAACATCAATGGACTTTGCTGGCTTTATTAAATCTCCATTAACTGATGAAGATGGTAACGAAACAGGTGAGTATAGATACGGACTTAGATATACCGAATTTATCAGCCCAATGATTAAAGCAATCCAAGAACAACAAACCCTCATCGAATCCCAACAGTCACAAATTGACGCACTTACTGCACGAATCGAAACTTTAGAATCGAACACAACACCATAACATAAATACAACATACAAAAACTCTAGCAAAGGATATTAAAATGGCACTTGAAAAAAGAACAGTCACTGACAAAGTAGAGGTTGTAGGTGAGTACAGTCATGTACAAGTCAGAGAAGCAATTCAGATCGTAGAAGATGGCAATGTTATCTCACAATCTTATCATAGATATGTTGTTTCTCCTGGTGAAGATGTATCAACAAGAGATGCAAAAGTTCAAGCAATTTGTGCTGCAGTACACACAACAGAAGTTGTAGCCGCATATCAACAACATTTGAGTGAGCAAGAAGTAACTGCATGAGTGGAAGACTCTACCTAGATGAAATTTATAGCAAAAGCGGACAGACTAAAGTATTAGATACAACTAGTTTTGATGCTAACAACAATTTTGAAGCCAGCAACACTGGATTCAATTTGAACTATCAGAGTGCAAATGCTGCATTGAACGTAGTGCAATCTGGTACTGGTGATGCATTGCGTGTGAACAGCAATGCGTTGGTTGTGGATAGTAGTGGGAATGTTGGGATTGGAACGAGTCCTAGTACAAAATTAGAAGTTTCTGGAATATCATCATTAGGAGTGAATGAAAATGATTATATAAATGCTAGAGGTGGAAATGGCACTGCTAGAGTTGAAGCAGTTGGCACTAATACCAACGTAAACTTATCACTTGCCACTAAAGGGTCAGGATCATTTTATTTTTGGTCAGGCGGGTACGGTGGCGCAGAACGAATGCGCATCGACCCCAGTGGGATGGTTTCTGTTGGAGCTTATTCACTTGGATATACTGCAGTGGGAGTGAGATTAAAGCCAGAAGGTGCATCTCATTTTGCACATAACACTTCAGGTTCAACCAATATGTTGATGTCAGCACCAGTTAGCGGTTATCAAATTGCATTTTATCGGCAAGATACTGGCGGAGGTATGGGATCTATTACCAACGGATCTTCAAGTACTGTTAATTACAATACAAGTTCAGACTACCGTCTCAAAGAAAACATCACAGAAATTACAGATGGCATTAACAGAGTTAAACAACTCAATCCATCTAGATTTAATTTTATAGATGACCCAAATAATACTGTTGACGGTTTTATTGCCCATGAAGTACAAGATATTATTCCAGAGGCAATCACTGGTGAAAAAGATGCAGTTAATGAAGACGGCAGTATCATTCCTCAAGGCATAGATCAATCCAAATTAGTTCCACTTCTAACAGCAGCACTACAAGAATCCATTGCACTTATCGAATCCCAACAGTCACAAATTGACAGACTAACTACAAGGATAGAAGCACTAGAATCGAACACAACACCATAACATAAATACATTATATTATTAACCCGTGTTTTAAAAACTGAATATTAATTTTTGTGTGAGCGAACATGCCAGAAGTTTCAAAAAAATCCAAAGTACAATTAAGAAAAGA